ATGGGCTTCCATAAGGTATGCACAATACCAAGGGTAGCATAACAATCTTTAACATTATCCACAATTATTCTTACTGCAATAAGGTCATAAATTTCATTAAGGTCTTTGTATTTTTTTTCCATTTTGTTGTAAATACTGTAAAAATGCTTGGGACGTCCGTTAATGTCAGCCTTTAAACCAATTTGTTGAAATGCTTTTTTTAAAAATTCAATTTAAAATCTCATTTACCTCATTAATATATTCTTCCCGTTCTTTTCTTTTCATTGATATTTTTTCAACTAGGTCATAATATTTATCTGGCTCTAAATAACGGAATGCTAAATCTTCCAGTTCCCATTTGAATTTAAAAATACCTAGTCTATGAGCTAAAGGAGCAAAGATTTCCAAAGTTTCTTGGGCAACTTCTCTTTGCTTCCAAAAATTCTGATGTTTCAGAGTACGCATATTATGTAAACGATCTGCTAATTTAATCATGACAACCCTAATATCTTTGGCCATAGCCAAAAACATCTTGCGATAATTTTCTATTTGTCTTTCTTCTTTTGAATACCTGATGAAATAGCCGGCTTGCGTTTAGAAGCCATATCATACAAAAATTGTCACGAATATGTAAAAATTAACACTTCTTTTCAGAACATGGAAATTTATGTAAAGTTGGATCAGAAGGGTAAAGC